ATTAAAGTATATGAATCAGTTGCAGAATGTTTAAAAGAATATAATTTTAAAGTTAAACGACCCAGTATTGATAAAGCTGTTGTAGAAAATACAATTTATTATGGCTTTAGATGGTCTTTTGTCAATAGGAATATTGACCCAAATATACTTTATAATATACTTCCTACAAAACAAACGAAAGTTCAAAATCTTGGATATATTGCAAAATTAAATAAAGAAAAGAATGAAATTTTAAATGTTTATATAGATAGAAAAACAGCAGCTTTACAAAATGATTATCATTCTTCATCAGCATTAGATAATCCTGTAAAAAATACGACTCTTACTAAAGGACATTATTATATTTTATATGATAAATGTCCAGAAGAGTTAATTACCCAATTTGAAGAAAAACATGGAGTACCAATTTTATATAAAGATGGTATTGGTCAATATACAAATGAAAATATACTAATAAAAAAATTTATATGCAAATACGATTGTATCAAACAATTAAAAATAAGTGATAAAACATTAAGAAAAGCACTTGATGATAATATTTTATACAATAATTATTATTTTAAATATATTGGTGCTAAATTAACTTATTTATAATTTCAACTAGTTATATTATTTAGGTAATTATTCAAAATTAATTTATAAAAATATAGATTATTTATTGATATTGAGACTTTCAAAAAATTTTGCTCCCGAACCTTCAGGAACAAAAAAAGCAGATGAAATTCATGATTATTTTATTAAATTAGAACAAATTTAAGTTATTTTTAATTATTTCTATATTTAAAAATATGTTAAAAAAAATATTTTGTTAATAAATTTTTAAAAATAGATTACATAATTAGATTATAGTTTTTCCAAAATGATTTAAAAAAATAACTATAATATAATTTAGAACACAAAATGGATATATTAAAAGCATTTAAAATAAATACAGATGAGTTTCATGTAAATATACAAGGAACTCATGAAGAACCGCTATTTCAAGCAAACCAAATAGCTAAAATATTGGGTATTCAAAAAATAAGAAACTCTATTAAAGATTTTAATGAAGATGAAAAGGGGGCCCATAGTACGGGCACCCTTGGTGGAGAACAAGAATGTTTATTTTTAACAGAAAAAGGTCTTTATCGTTTACTAGGACAATCAAAAAAACCCATCGCAAAAACATTTCAAAGTTGGATGGCTGATGTCATTAAGGAAATACGTTTAACAGGCATGTATAGATTAAAGCAAGAAAATGAAGTCGATAAACAATTACTAAAAAATAAACATAAAAAAGAAATACATCAGATGTTTCTTGAAAAATATAAGCATAAAAATGTAATTTATATTATTCAATTAGAAGATGAAAATTATGAAAAAGAGAATAAAATATTGATTAAAATAGGTAATACGCAAAATATTAAAGAACGATTTTGTCATTTACATAATGATTTTGATCACATTAAGTATATTATTGATATTTACGAATGTGTTAATCATATTAAATTTGAACGTTTTTTACATAATCATCCTCAAATTGAAACATTTAGAATCTCAATGAAAACAAAAAATGACATAGAATCTCAGGAAGTTTATTTAATTCATAATGAATTCTTATCAGTAATAAAAGAAATTATTCATAATAAAATAGATTATTTTAATGATCCATCTATATTGAATAAAGAATTAGAACTAAAAATTCAAGAATCTCAATTAAAAATATTAGAAAAAGAAAATGAAATGAAAAAATCTTACCAAGAATTTACACAAAAAATGAATGAAATGCAGTTAGAAATACAAAAAATAAAACAAGAAAAAGAGAATACTCAAAAAATATATCAAAAAGAAGTAAATGAAAAATCAGGTAATAATGACCTATTATTATTGGAAGAATATGAAAAAAATTATAATAATAATTATGTATTAAATTATAATAAACGTCAAAATGGATTACGCACACCAAAAGTGTATAAATACGATCCTACAAATTTAGCGACTCCCATTGAAGAATTTGATTGCCCCAAAGAAGCTCTTAATAAATATAATTCTTTATCTATGAGTGCTTTAAAACGCGCAGTCAATGGAAATCATATTTATAAAGATTTTAGATGGATTTTTCATAAAAGAAATGAAAAACTTCCTGAAAAAATACCTGATACAATACCTTGTAAACATCAATCACCATTAGTTAAGTATATAGCCATGATTGATATTAAACAAACAAAGATTATGGATGTATTTTCTACACAAAAAGAAGCATGCGAAGCAAGAAACTTAAAATCGCGTTCATTTACACGCGCAATCCAGCAAAATAGTATAAGTTCAGGACATTACTGGAAATTTTTTGATGATTGTGAAGATAAGATGAAGGTAGAATACTTAAAACATAATAAATTACCAGAAAAATCTGTTTCTAAAACAAGTATTTCTATTATGCAAATAAATCCATTCGATAACTCTGTGGTAAATACATTTTATTCAAAAACGGATATTATTAAGCAATTTCAGATGTCTTATTTTACATTAAACAAAGCATTACAAGAAAATAAAGCTGTTCACGGTTATCATTGGAAATTAGTTAAATAAACTTATTTATAATTTTTTTAAATTTTATTTGAATAAATTGAAATGAATGATTGTGATTTTATTTTTTTATTTAACCAACCACATTTTTCAATTAATAATTTTTTATGTATTAAATATTCCACGCAGAAATAACAAATATTGATGAAGAATATAATTTGTTATCTTTAATGATAATAGATGTGACCATATTTCTATAAGAATCATATCCATTATGTGATCTACCTTCATCATGATTAATACAAAAATCGGTAAAAATACGCTCATTTGTTTCTGTAGATAGAATGCGAATGATTCCATCAGTGCACCCATAAAACATTTTATTATCCTGAAAAGCAAAAGATTTACATGATGTGTATGTATCATCAGTATCACTTTTAATTATTTTATCTGAAAAATTTAACCATTCTTCATCTGAATAGTTTTCCGGATTTTTTATTTTCAAATGTCTGTTCTCTAATTTCCATAACGTAATATATCCATAGTTTGAGCCTACATATAAATTATTTTTATATATAGACATACAATCTATACGAAAATTTTGAGATATAAAAAATCGTCCTATTATTTCATTGGAATCTATATCCCAAATAATCACACCACGATAATCTACACATGAAAATAATTTATTTTCATGAATAACTAAACATCGTACAGGATATATATTTGACTGATTATTTATATCACTATTTACATTTAAAATAATGATTTTTTCATATGTCTCAATATCCCATACATGTATTAATCCGTCACTTGATCCAGAATACAATCTTTTATTATCATGTACAAGACTAACTACCCAACAATCAATTAAATTTATGATTGCTAATTCCTCATAATTTTCTGTATTCCATACGCGAATTGTACAATCATAGCGTGGACCAGTGGAAAATAATTTATTCTTATATAAAGTAAGACAATGTCGTAAAGTACCAATCCTATCACCAATATTTTGTTTCAAATAATCAGGATATAAATATTTTATTAATTGAAAGGTTTTAGTATCAAAAATTTTGATATAACCATCGATGGAACAATATAATTTATCATTGTCTAACAAAATAGTACTTTCTTGATTAATATCTAAATTTGCTATTTTTGTAAAACGTGGAATATTTAAAAAATTACAAAATCCCTCTTTAATACAACATGGATTATTGAACATGTCTATATGTTTATTGCTCTTTTCCATTTCTTTGAAAATATGTTTTAATACTTTGCACAATAAATATTTTTTTTCTTTTGAGTCTATAAACTCTTGGGTGCACAACATGATAGTTATTTTAGTGTTATATACATTAATTTATGTATTGATTATGAATTAAAAATATCATTTTTTTATAAATAAAATATAATGAGAATCCAGAAAGATATTATTCATTATCACTTTCTTCTTCATCAGAAAGATCACTACGGCCCTTTCCGCAACATTCGTCAAATGCTGTATATAATTTTTTCTTGCATTCATTACAAGTAGGAAGACATTCATTGCAGACCCAAATTTCATGCGGTCCATAATCGCCTCCTTGACCATAGCATTCTTCGCAAACGTTTTCAGCGTCACATAATTCACAATTATTGAGTCCTTGTATAGTGTCACATTCTTCACATTTGAATTCGTATTCATCAAGTTCTTCCTCATCATCGTCCTCTTTATCATCATTCTCAGTGACTGATACAGAAGGCATGGGTAAATTAGAACAAGATGATATTTGAAGCTGTGATTGTAAATCTTTCTTCAATTTTTCATCAACTATTTCATTAGAATCTGAATGCGTATCATTGTTTTTCTCATGATCATTAACAGCTGTTTTCAAGGTCGTATCCACTATGGAGTCATTATCTTTCTCCACAGTGGAAATAATTTTTTCAAAAACATTCGGAATAATAGATTCCTCTTTGGAGGATGTCGTTTTGTTTGTGGAATTACTATTATTGTCTTCAGACATTTTATTTTACTTTTCTTTTAATAGTACAAACTATATTTAAATTTTAATAAAAACCAATTAAGTTTGAATATGTGAATTTAAAAATCATTTTTTTTTTACTAAAAGAATAATAATATACAATAAATACATATCATATAAAACATAATTATAAAATATAAATAATATAAAAATTTATATCCATTCATCAACAATATCCTTACTACCATACCAATGACAAAATGGTGTTTCAAACATATGATGTACATTATTTAGATTAATTTGTTCCGCTCCTTTCAAATGAGCACATTGAACAGGCACTACACCATCACCATCTAATTCACAAGATTTATAAAACATTTTTAATCGATTTAGCACAAAGTGAAGTTGTTCTTGTTCTATTTTCAATAAATATGACGGATTTAAATTTCCACAAACTGTTTTATAAAATAGATTATCATTCAAAAAACATTCTGGATATCTTCTATTTACATAATCTAAGCATCCAAATGCTAAATCATTATCCATGCCTCTTAATTTTCTATGCGGCGTACCTAGAGTAATAAGTCCAGCAATATAATCTTTCACATAATAAGGTTTGTATTCATGATAAAATATTCCATTTCCTAGAAAATCACGTGCTAGCCATCCACCAGCACTATGACCAACTAAAATAATTTTTTTTTCAATATTGCTATTTGAAATAATATCTATTACATTTTCTTCTAATTTATCTAAATACCATCCATATAAATCTGTAGGAGTGCATCTTTGACTAATTATTTTCTTCTTTGGAATGAGAGGAGTATTTTTTATCCACTCATCACGATTTACATCTAGTATACTTGAACTATGTCCATTATTTTCTATACACTGTTTCATAAAATAATAATCATTTGAAGAAGTAGCAAATCCAGGACATATTAAATAATGTGCATTATATGCTTGAATTGATGGAAATATAAAAAAACCTAAAAATAAATAACAAAGATTATATAAATGATAATTATGTAATGAATATACCATAATATCTATCTCTTTTAAATATGCGCAATATTTATATTTTTTTTTATTAAACAAATTAAAAAAAATTAAATAAAAAATAATTAAAAGATGATAAAAATATTACAATTCCAATAATAATATAATAATAATTCATTAATTGTATATTTTCAATAAAATGGTCACATGTTCTATTTGTCTGGAAGAAATAAATTCTTTACATACTATCAAAAAATGGAAGTGCGATCATCAATTTCATCCTTCCTGTATATTAAATTGGCACGATACTTGTCCTAATTGTCGTGCAGAACGAATAGAAAAATCATATTTCGATATACCTTATTTTCGTAGCTTTGCGCGTAAATTATGTTCTTCCGAGTATATTGAACAATGGGATAAAAAAACATGTATAGATAATCACGATTTACAATTTCATAAAAGCTATGGTGTTTTAGGAACCTGTTTAACGTGTTATACAATACAAAGTTTTAATTATATAAATGGAACGTAAACTATATAGTTGTTTTTATTCAGAAGGACGTATAAATAGTTGATAAAAAAAGAAAGCAAAGCATAGTCCTAAAACAAAAGACAAGTGATAACGAACTTGCATAGTACGATAAATTTTTAACCATGCTTTATTTTCTTGCTTTGTATCTAATATATCTAACATATACATTGGCTTAGGATATAAAATATAGTAAAAATAATTTACGCAAAATGTAATCGCAATGGCGCCAAATAATCGAGTTCCATAATGAACATCCGAAGTAAAAAATAGAAAGCAAAGGGCAATAATAATACCTAATGCTAACCCACTAAAATATATATTACGACGCATAATAGTAATTTCTTGATATGTATTTATTTCCTTGCGTGTTAATTGATTTAAAAGATCTTGATTAATTTTCTTGGGAGCAAATGTTGTAGCTAAAGTCGCACATAAAAATGCTATGGTAAGTACGAAACTAACTAAAAAATTCATTAATGTTATATAATTATAAAATAAAAAAAATTTATGTTTATGAAAATTATTTGATTTTTATATTTTTATTTGATTTTTATATTTTTATTTGATTTTCATTTGTTAAATTTATTTGGGTCGATAACAATCATTAATAAATGGTATATAAAACAAATAATTCTCATACATAAATAATATATAGTTATACTTCTTTGAAGAGTCATCTAAATTATTTATTTTTTTAATATAAATAATTTTTTGATGATCATATTTAAAAGGATTTAATATCAATTGATAAGTATTGAATATAGATATAATTTGTGAAAAATTATGCTGCAGTTCCAATATTTTTTTCCAAATAGTTGGTATGATATGATTCATATACATTCTCCAATTTTTACTATTTAGAGTCCGAAATGATATTATAGGATGATTATTTCTTAACTGAAAACCAGTTTGTATTTTACAAGGGATACCGTATTTTTTACATAGTTTTTCTGTTTTTAAACGTTCATTTTTTTTATGATTAATGTTATCATAGCATCTTTCATACCTATAATTGAATATTTCTTTACTATTGGAGGTGTGCTTCACACATTTGATAGATTCTTGGTTTTTATTCGAATATGTCATTTTAAATAATTTAAGAATTCTATTCATCTTAATCAAATAATTAAATCATTTTTTTTTATAATAATAAAAGAAAATACATAAAATAAAAGAAAATATTTATAATAATAATTTACGTATTGAATTTTATGTTGTATTATGTGTTGTATTTTGTGATGAATTTTGTATAGTAAATTTTTAATTTTTATGATCAAATATTAATAATTCAAATTCTTCATGAAGTGTTGGTTCTTCCAATTGTTTTTCATAATTTTCCAATACACTTAAAGGAATGTAATTCCCTCCTTTCAACTTACGCTTCCGAATTTGTTGATAAGCAAAATTAACGTTTTTTTTCAAATATATACATTTTACTTTACATTTATGTTTTTTAGCAAAAATAATGTACTTCTGTCTTTTTTGAATTGTACCATTCGTACCATCAAATATAATGGACCCTTGCTTAATACGTTTTTCACCTTCTTGTAACATTTTTTCTTGTGTCCTGAATGTATCGCCACATACTAGGTGATAATTTGGCAAATGATATTTACAAAAAGATGATTTTCCTGAACCCGGCATACCTACCATAATCACTACTTCTTTCTTTTTTTTATCTTCATAATTACCATGTATTTCTTTAACATCATCAAATGGAAATGTATAATCGCTATTTTCCATCATCATATCATAATATTGAGATATTGGATAAACCAAGGATTGATTTGTCCATTTACTACTACCACTAATGGCTTCCAAGCATATTGATTCATTCCAATTAATAAATGATGAATCGTTCTTTGGAAATAAAAAGGTAAATAATGATACATTCGGTAAAAAATCTTTTTCTTCTCGTGGTATTATACCAATTAAAGGTACATTTAATAATTCACATAATTGTTGGAAACAAGAATATATGTAAGATTCATTTTGATTCAATATGAAAACTAACGTATAGTTCTTACTTAAATCAATTAATGTATCAGGAATACTTTGTTTTATCCAATTCCAGTCATGTTCGTGATAAATATAATTCTCATATGTATCACGTGATTTAATCAATGTACCAATAACTGGAAAAACAGCTATTTTTTGTATGTTATGAATATCATCGTATTTCATCTTGTGAAAATGATAGTTTCCAGGTAAATTATCTAATGCCATTGTTAAAAATAATAATCTGATGAATAATAAATATAATTATTTTGAAAGAAGTTAGGTTATGTTATAATTAATCATTTTTTTATAATAATATTTATAACTTAAAATAATAATATATATATACATTAAAATTATATATATATATATATTAAAATTATATATATGTTAAAATTATATATATATATATATTAAAATTATATATATATATATTAAAATTATATATATGTTAAAATAATTATATATATAATAATAAATATATATTTAATAATAGAAGATAAGATATGAATGATAAATATATTCAACTTTCAAAGAAAAAAAAATTAAAGAACCCATTATATGATCCAGCAAAATGTGATATTGAAGCATTTTATGGACCTATTCAGGAAATAGACTTTGAACATCAAGCAAAAAATTTTCAAGCTATTTCAGAATCTATTTTACCATTTGGGTATGTACTTCAAACAATATGGTACGCAAAATTTACCAATGATGTACGAGAAATTCGTTCTCATTTTATAGCAAAAAGTGAAGAAAATGATGTATATTGGCAAAAATATGAAGCATCTGCTCCAGGAGGAAGTCAAAATAAATTGTATTTTTATGGCAATGAAATAAAAACGACTTCGTGGCTGGTTATGTCTTTAGATGAACGCAGAAGTTTTATTGATGAATCAAGAACGAAAAATCAACTTTCTTAAAATACATATTTATTTACATATTTATTTTACATATTTAATTTAAAAAAATCTTTGTGAAATTTATCAAGTTTTTTGTTAAAATCATCTAATGCCTTGTTATTTTTAGGAGTATCAAATTGTACTAAATTATGAACAAAATTATCTGTTTGGAAATTACGAATAAATTTAACAATATTTTTCTCTTTACGAAGTATTGGATCAAATACATTTAAATTTTCACCATATACATCTAAATTTTTATAAAATTGAAATATTTCTTGGTAAATTTTCTTTAATAAAGCAAGTTCTTTTTTAGGTACTTCACGAAAATTTTTACCGATTAAATACATATAATTTCCTTTAAAATTCTTTTCTTTATGTAAGATAACTCTTTCAAAGTATTTATTTAATAATTTGAGTATATCTTGATTTATTTTCGTACAAAATGTATAAGTATAATTAATAAATGCACCACCTTTAGCTAAAATATGCAATATATAAATTATTTGCGAAAAAAATAAAATACTGTACATTTGTTCGGTATAATAAGAAATAGCTTTTAATTCAAAATATTCTAATGTTCCATGAATTATAACGAATGATTTTTTCTCTTTATAATAATTAATTAATTCTTCTAAATAAGTAATATAATGAATATGAACGTTAGTTTGCTTTGTAATTTCATTATAAAGTGGATTATAAATTAATTCAATATTCATTGGATAAAATATTTTTTTTTGAATAAAATAATCGGAAATAATTGAATAATATTCATAAGAACTAGAATAAATAAATTGAAAATTTTTACATTCAAATCGTAAATCAATAATACCCATATTTTTAAATAAAATTTCATCCTCAAAATATAAATTTAATATATTTTCAATATAGGTACGTGTAAAAGTTTTCATATTTTTTTTCAAAATAATTTTTTTATTTGGTTTGTTATTAAAACTTTTGACGACTAATACATCTGGTTTTTTCGTCACATCATTATTATAACTCAAAAGAAATTTTTTATTAATTAAAGAAATAGTAGAATAATATTTACGTTCAAATAAACTTCGATAATCTAATGGATTTTTTAAAATTACCACATCTTTTTTCCATGAATATTCCTTAGGAAAATTTACTTCGAAAGAAAGATAAGAATTTTTAGGAGGAGTTTGATACATATTGATGATTTCATCCTTATTATTGGAAGATATTGAATTTTCAATATTTTTATTTTTTGAATGGCTACCGCCAACTTTTATGGAAGATGAACTATTAAAATAATGTTCTATGTTATCTTGAAATTCTTTACTAATAGGATAAGCTTTTTTACCTGCTTTATTTTGTAGAATAATTAAATAAATAGATACTGGATAAACTGCTTTATCTTCATAATAATCAAAAAAACGCGCTTTTTTTTTAGGAATTGTTTTTTGAAAACTTATAAAGTCACTTTCTTTTAATAATTCTAAGCTTTTAAAACCACCGTATTCTTTTTTATCCCATTCGGGTATGGTAATTAATATAGATAAGGGTTCTTTTGATTGTTGTAATGCTTTTATAAACTGCTTGGACATATTTTCCATAATTTTATTATCAAATGGAGGATTTGCTACATAAAAGCCTTTCTCAATTGAAATATTGTCAAAGAATCCTTTTGATTGAAAATATTTTTCTATATCATAAAATAAACTACAATAATTTTGATAATAACAATTAATCGAGCTAGCATATAATTCAAAATCGACATTATATTTTTTATGTAAATATTCCTTAAAATTTGGATTTATGGCTAATTGTTGATTATAACTTTCTAATGTATGATACCGTATGATTAAACATTGTATTAAATTTTTAAAAAAAGAAGATTTTCCAGAACCTAAAATATAATTATGCTTCATTTTTTCATATAACTTTTTATTAATTTTTAATTGGGAAAAATTAAATTTATGTACAAATTTTAAATAACTTCGATCTTCGATGATCAATTTGAAATAATAATTTACATTATCTTCTTTTTCTTCCACACGATAATCCACACTTTTATTTTTTATTTTAATATGATCATTAATAAATTGCTTTAATTCTTTAATGGCTTCGTTAAATTTATTTTTAAGATCTAATTCTTTTATTAAAGATTCTATTTTTTTTGAATTTAATTTTTTGTTGCTTAAAAAATAAAGATCATCATGTAATTGTGTAAATTCTGAAGCATTATAAGGTAATAATGAATCTACAAAATAGGATTTTTTTACAAATTGATTCATAATAAATCTTGGCAATATGTTATTCACATCAATATTTAATTTATGTTTTTGAAAAACTGATCGTATATTTTCTTTAATTTGTGAAACAAGATCAAACCTTTTTAATTCCACCATTGGATTTATAATATTAATTTCATAGGATATGGGTTGAAAATAAATAGAATAGTTTTTATTTTCAAATCTATTTTTTATATTAACATTGTTTTCAGCTTTATTTACATTTTTATTTAATTTTATAATAGAATTTGATTGAGAACTTAAATTATGAATGCTACTTGTACCTATTTTATTATAATTGAGATAGTTAAAATCTAAATCATAATATTTATTGATTAATTGAATTGATTCATCATCTAATGAAGTAATATTCAAAGCATCTACCGTTTTAAAAATATGAACACTATCTAAAATAGTAGGATCAATTTGAATATTGTATTTATCAAAAAAATCAAATAAGTCTCCTTGTAAATTTTCATAACGAATAATATCACTAGGAATTTGTTTTCCTTTATCATCATACACATATAAATATTGAGGTAATAGATGACCATCCATGTAGTATTCGTATTTTTTACTGGAAAATACTTTTTTTATAAATTTATTTAAATTCTTACTATCAATATCAAAATTACCATCTAAAATGTAATTAATTTTTTTACTGATAATTTTATTTAAATTACTTTTTTCATTAAAATTAGAAGTTAAATTTTTATGATATGAAATCCAATATTTAAATAAACTTATAACACGTTCATAAGGATTGCGAATGACACAAAATATAATGTAGTTTTTTTGATACTCTTTAATTAATTTATCATGCCAAAAAATCATCGGTATATGCCAAAAATTAATACGATTTGGATTATCATAAATTATATTTCCTTGATAGTTTTCATTAAGTAATTTATTTTCTTTTCCTAAAAAATCATATTTTTCTTTTAAAAATTTTTTATATAATATGTCTTTTGATTCATATTTATGTTTTAATATTCTACGATAATAATAGACTCCTATTAAATAATTTAATTTTTTAAGAAATATTTCAGAAATTGTACTTCCTGCATTTTTAGGAATATGAATAAACCAAAATTGGTGTTTCATTATTATATAAAGATATAAATAATATAAAAAAATATTATAATAAAAATATTATAATAAAAATATTATAATAAAATTTAGATTTTTATTATTTAACATTCACAACTTACAAAACAAGAATCTGATCCTTCTTTTTCGAGTACGTATTTAATCTGAAAACCTAGTTTGTATCGAGCAAAAATTGTTAAATATTTACCCACTTTTTCTTCATCATTGAATGAATCTAAATAATGATGTAAAAATGTATGTATTTTTTCATACACAGAAGATAAACCATCTACAACGCTTTCTTCTTTTTCGATTTCTTGAAAAAGATTAATTATGTCGTGACCAAGGCTTTTTTCTAATTTTTTCATGGATGTTAATAAATTTTCATAATGATCTTTTTTTTGAATGGAATAGTAAATGAAATTTCCTTCAATATATAAACAATCATTATGGATACATCCTTCATCTTCATTATTTAAAATTTCTTGTTTATGTTCTTCTTGAGAAGAATAACAATCATTACAATAGTTACGACGTTTATCTTTTTTCGATTCTACATTACAACCGCATGTAATCCATTCATATTCGTGTTCATGATCAATATTTTCAATTAAATTCTCAATATCATCACTTGATTGAATACCAAAATGAAATTTACCTTCAATATCTCCATCATAGTAGCGTCCCATAATTTAATTTTAACTTAATAGTAAATGTAATTTATTTATGATTTTATTATTTTTTATTTTCCTTATCTTAAGGAATAATATTTCATTTTTTATATAATTCTTATTTATATAAAAGTACAGTAATGCATCTTAGAAATTTTAAAAAATATATTAAAAATGGTAAAGGAATTGTAGAATGTATGATTAAATTTGGAAAAAATGAAAAACGTGCTTATTTTACATGTGATCCACAATATCTTGAATATTGTCAAGATAACTATGATGGATTTTTAGTATTAGTATTTTTGATTGGAATGCACAAAAAACAGGATATTATTATTGAAGGTAGAGTTTCCTATAAATTATATTTTAATTTAGTGAATTATATCATGCCTATCATAAAATATATTTTACCTCATTTTCATATGATTAATATTTCATGTGATTCTTTTGATGATCGTAGATATGATAATCATGGTGTAGCATGTGGTTTAAGCTGTGGTGTAGATAGTTTATCATGCTTAGAAGATCATTATTTTAAAGAAGAATGTGGAAATTTAAAATTAACCCACGTCACTAGTTTTTATTTAGGTGCTTGTAGAACACGTGAAATTTATGAAAATCGTTTACAAAATATTAAAGAATATTTAAGTCATACTAATCTGCAGTTTATGGAGATAGATACAAATTTTGCAGAAATTAATTATTTAGAACATCATTTTTTTCATACCTTTAAAAATTTATGTATGCCTCTATTTTTCCAGAAATTATTTCGCCACTATTTTTATGGATCTTGTTTTACTTATTTTGATTCTAAAATATTAAAAGGAAGTAAATCAATAACTTCCACAGAGCCAATGTTAATTCATATGTTATCAACTGAAAATACATTTATCTCATTACATGGATCTCAATATTCACGGGTTTTAAAAACATATTTAATAAGCAATCATCGATTAGCACAACAATACTTAGACGTATGTTTATCAAGCTTTGATTATAAAGATCGAAATAATCAAAAAATTAACTGTTCTTGTTGTGAAAAATGTATGCGAACACAATTTACATTAGAGTATCTCAATAAATTAGAAGATTTTCAAGATGTTTTCTATTTAGAGAGATATTTTGAACGAAAAGAAAAATATTTATCTGAATTAAATCCTCATAGTCCTTACGATCGAGAACTCCAAAAATTATTAAATAATAATGTAGATGATATTGATAATTATTGTAAGCATCATAAAATTCAAATTCCAACTTATAAAACAAATATACAGCAAATTCATACTATTGAACAAGCAAATATAACATTACGCGAGCCCAGAAGAATAGAACCTATTCAAACTCATATACCTAAACCTATACAAATAGAACCAACTATTTGGTATGCTTTTAAAAAACATTGGAATGTAGAAGGAAAACGTATTCGTGCTAAGCAAAATACGGTTATTAAAAAAATAATTGATTTACATTCTTCAGAAATTAATAATGGAAATTTAAAAAAAGATATCACTACTGGTCAGACAGTAATGCTTATTAAAGATGATCCGTCTTCTTTATATTATGAAGTATATAATTAAGAATGTTAGATATAACTAAAAGTATTAGATATAACTAAAAATATAAAATAAATTATAAATGTTAAAATATTTTTTTAATAATTATTATTGATGTACATGTTGAAGTACATTTGATACTATTGATGGTTCATTCATCTTTGCTGAATTTGTAGAATTGAAATTACGTTTTTTCTTTTGAGCATGAATAATTTGATGGATTAAATTTTCATCATAAATACGAATTGTTTTTGATCCTACTTGAACAAAATTAATAATTTCTGAAAAGTAAAATACAATTTCGCTAAAAATATTATATCGTGATTTTTGATCTAATTGATTAATAATTGTACCATAACATTTACTATACATAATATTTTGATCACATATGTCAAGATCCATAATACGTATTCGAATAACTTCTTTTTGATTAAATATTTCGACTACATCATTATTACGTAATAATGATAAATATTCATCATAAATTTTGGGATAATATCCATTAAATTCTATACTTTTTTCATAAAAATTTACTAAATCTTTATCACGATAAAAAATTTTACTAATATCTTTATACGTAAAACGAATATTCATTACTTGCCCTGCAAAGTCAATTAATTTTCCAATAAAAAAAGTGTGTGGTTTTTGATTATTAATTACAATTTTTTCTTTGTAATATACAATATTATCAAATCCATGTAAAATAATAATATCATGGTACTGAATATTATCTAATATTTGTTGTATATTTTTATTTTTATTTTTATTTTTATTTTCCTTAACTTGATCAATATTTGAAATAGCGTATTGGTTTTTAGTCATATTATTTTGAAAAGAAATTGTAATACGAGTATGTAAAATATGAAATAATATAGTATAAAATAATGTAGTATAAAAATAGATTAATTTTATGATAATCATTGAAGGCATCCATTATTAAAAATAAATCATTTTATTTTTAATTATTTTGTAAAAAATGTATTTCATTAACTAAAAAATGGTAGTTTATACTTAAAATAAATTATTTATTTACGTAAGCTATTTTTTTTACTTTTTTCTCCTTCAAATAATAAACGAGGTCCAGCCTCATATTTCATCGCTTTTTCGATCGATCGAACTCCTTTTACTAGTTTAATTAATCCATCGGGTTCAATACTACTTAATTGATCACTCCCCCAATTATTTCGATCTAATGTAATATGACGTTCTACCCAAGAAGCGCCCATACCCACTGCCGCATAAGTGGTCACCAGACCATATTCGTGACCACTATAACCTATTTCAGCTGTAGGATAATTTTCTTTTAAATGATGAATATATTGTAAATTTAAATCTTCTACAGGACACGGATAAGTAGAATTTGTATGCATAATGACATTTGGATTACATCCAACAATACAATCAATCACTTCTTCTTCAGAACTCATCCCAGTACTCACAATCAATGTTTTAAATTCACGACGTGCTGCCTTACATAATTCATGATCCGTAATACAAGCACTACCTATCTTCACAATATCTGTATATTTTGCCATTACATGTAAACTATCCATATCCCACACACTTGCAAAAAATATAATGTCTAGTTCTTGACTATAACGAACCAAGGACTGAATTTGCTCTTCATTAAATTCAATTTTATGTTTATATTCTAAATATGTCATACTACCCCATGGTGTTTCACGAACTACATTTTTTTGATGTTCAGGAACACAAATATCTGGATTTCGTTTCTGTATTTTAACATAATCTGCACCGGCAACTTTAGCTAACATAATCATTCTCTTACATTCTTCAATAGAACCATTATGGTTTATTCCAATTTCTGCAATAATTTTTACCATTTTATCAAATATTTCAGTTATAGTAAATAATAGAAGATCTCTTTTAAATAGAATGTAAATAAATAATAAGATGTTCTTCTTATTATTTATTTACTATGTTATATATTTATTTAATTGTACAGGTACATATACACATCCAACAAGGGTACTAAAATCTAAGCATGCTTTAGCTAAATTCCATTTCCAAGTATATTTGCGTTGTTTTTTGAAATGAACAATTTCCCATAAAAAATATCCGGTTGTCATTCGAAATAAAAGAGCACCATACAAGCTTAAACAACCTGTTTTTATATAATGAAATAATAAATTCATATAAATCTGTATAATAATTATACAGATTATTTTATATATAATATATAAATGATTATATAATATATAATTATTTATATAATTAATCATGCAAATTAATAAAAATAAAAAATACCAAATGAACTTAAAGAAATAGTACTATTATAGTTTGTAGTAAAAAATTACTACGATTTTGGCTTCCTTAGCTCAGTTGGTTAGAGCGTATGACTGTTAATCATGAGGTCGTTGGTTCGATCCCAACAGGAAGCGAAGTATTTTATATATATTTTATATAAAATACTAAATATAATTTTCACATATTTGAAAATAAAATAATCAAATATAAATATTTACTTTTTAGGATAAACAGGTAAAATATCGTAAGGAATTTGATCAAAATGATTGTATTTTAAATAATATATATATTCCATGTAAAATTGATTCTCTTCATATTCCTCTATTAATCCAGAATAATAAGTATATAAGTTATCCAATGTATCAATGTTAAATTTTGGAAATTCCGAAGAAATACCTCCATTCATATCCTCTACAATTACCCAAAAATTATGAAATTTAATTATTTTATCTATTGTATTACATTTGGGACAATAATTTTTAATCATATCACCAAATGAATAGGTATCTTGCAGGCAATTTTGACAATGAACAACTCCCATTTTTTTTACAAAATAATAAGTAAATCTGCAGAAGTTCTTTCTTGATTTTGGTATTAATTCAACACATATATGATAATGATGAAATCGATGCTTATAAATACGATGAACTCGTTTTTGATAATTTTGTTTTCCAACATAATTCCAAGAAGGAATTTGATTAATTAAAGTTATACATTTACTGCAGTATAATATATTTCCTTGTATATTTTCATAAAAAGAAAGACATTCATTACAGATACAACATTGATTAATATATTGAGAAGTGGACTGAATTAAAGAATATTGATGATCGGTAGTTTGTGGAACACAGACCTGTAATTGTGGAGGGTAATATATAATACTCATAAGTAATGTTAAATTTACGAAAAAATAATTAATAAACTAATATAATTATCTTAAAATCTAATCGATTCTAAATCATTTTTTTTTAATCATTTAAAAACTTATTTTAATTTCATAAAAAAAATTTTATATAATGCAATTACTATGTATAGAATCATTAATATATAGGTAAAATAGTTATTCCATAGCTTATATTTTTTTAATCCAATAATTCCTGTAAATTCATTAAATAATTTACTATCATCGTAACCACATAATCGATTATAAGTAACCGTTAAAAAACATTTATCATCATTTGTTTTCCAATGAAGAATAACACCAATGATAAATAAAATATAAAAAAGTAAGATATATTTATTATTAAAAAGCCATCCCCAACCCATAAATATAACAATAAAATGATGAATATATTGAAGAACTAAAATTTGAATATAAATGAAAGGCGGTTTTTTTTTTAAACAGTCTTTATTTTCGCCTAAATAATTATCATATAAAAAAATTAAGAATGCTATAATAAATAAAAAGATCAATATTTTCAAGTCATAATTCATAATTAAACTTTATATTAATAGCTTAGATTTTTTATAAAAATATTTATTAGTATTTATTAGAAAATGACCTTAATATTGTTTTTATTTCATTCATAACTTCAATATAATTAACTTTTTCTTTTTCAAATAAACCATTTATTTTTTCTTTAAATATAAATTCATCTGGTAATAATTCAAAAAAAGCACGAACCATTTTTAAAAAAATATCATGATTATTTCGATGATATTGATAATACACTTCTATAAATGCCTGAATATCTTTTACCTGAATTTTTTTCGATTCATAAAATTTATGTGCTTCGCTATAATTCCATGGACGTGACAAATTTTTTTTATTTACAGTGTTGTGTAAATCAATTGTCCAATCAAAAATAGCTAATTTATTAAGATTACTTTGCATAATTTCATCCGGTTCATTAATTAATTTCTGATAATGAACTCGACAATGGTGACACGGGATTAATTCTTTAAAAGAAGAAAAAAAATCAATACAATATTTTGATTTTTCATTTTTTATAGGTTGTAGTGTCAACATATGAAAAAAAAACCAAGTTAAATGTGTCCAATGTTTATTTCTATAAATCATAATACTTCCTATAAATAATATGTATAAATTAAATTCAAATAAAATAAAAAATTTGTTTTAAAACAAATTTTTTATTATAAATTTAAACATATATACATACGATATTACCAATGAAAATATTGTTTTTTGCTTCATATCCAAATTTAGGAATTGGTTACTCACGAATTGCGAATATTTTATCAAATTATTTAGCCCAATTAGGACATGAAATTATCTATATTGGTATCTCTAATTTTAATAACATTGAAGATTGTTCTCGATTTATTCATCCTAATATTCAATTAATCGATGCATCCAAAGAAGAAAAAAATGGAGAATTATATGGAGTCAACGTAATTTGTAAATATATTCAAAATACATCTCCTGATATGGTTTTTATTTACAATGATATTATTGTAGTAAGTCGTATTTTTAATAATTTCATTGAAAAAAAAATAGAAAAGAATTTCCAATGTATTGTTTATCTAGATTTAGTCTATCCTTATGAAAAAAAACACATAGTGAATCATGTCGATAAATTCACTGATAAAATTATTGTTTTTAGTGAATATTGGAAAACGAATCTTATCAATATGGATGTATCCTCATCAAAAATAGAAATTTTATATCATGGTATTGATAAAAAAATTTTCCATTCAATGAATAAAGAAACTGCGCGACAACAATTAAACTTTCATCCTGATGATTTCATTGTTTTAAATACCAATCGTAATAATTATCGTAAATGTATTGATAAAACAATTAATGCTTTTCTCATATTTTTAAAAAAAAAAGAAATGAATGCACATATAAAATTATTTTTAAATATGAGTATGGTCGAAGGTCCTCAACAAACAGGATATGATATTATGAATTTAATACATATTGGATGTTTAAAATATGGTCTTGATTATAATTCAGTTGTGAATCATCATTTTTATCGTTATCCGAAAGATAATCAAATGACTGATGAAATGCTTAACCATTTATATAATGCATGTGATGTAGGCATTAATACATGTTGTGGAGAAGGATTTGGTCTTTGTAATTTAGAACATGGCTATTTAGGAAAACCTCAAATTATTAGTAATGTGGGTGGGTTAAGTGATATATTTAAACCAAATTATTCCAAGCCGATTCAACCAGTTGCAGAAATATACGTCTCTAATTCTACCGATTTTCATGGAGGTTATTTACAAATTTGCTCTACTGATCATTTTGCTGATGCTTTATTAAGTTATTATGAAGATTCATCACTTCGAGAAAGTCATGGATACTTATGTCAAAAAATAGTAAGTCAAAAATATGATTGGGATAAAATTTTAGAACATCTTTCCCAAATTTTATTTCATAATCCTTAATTTACATAAGGAACATCACTGCCAACAACATAGAAACCACCCCAAACATCATTGACAGGTAATGCTTGAGAAGTTCCAAATTGACGATACCAATTATTACTATAACGTCGCTGATCAGACTTCGATAAATTTAATTGCATAATGGATGGAATAATAGGAAATCTTTCCGGATAACGCCGCATTACTGCATATAAATCTTGTTGGCGAATAACTTTTCGCAATTGTGCATTTTGATTATTTTGACATAATATGTTATTCCATAATTGTGCGGTATAACATAATTTTATATCCTTTCCTAACGTAAATTTATTATAAGATTGATAGTGAAAGCAAGAACATTTAATGGAATTACATAAGGGTGTAAATACAAATCGTTTTTCACCTCCTAAATACCCTTTATTTAAAAAATATACGCTCATAAATTGAAAATTTTTCTTGACATCCACATTAATTCTTCCTGTATAAAAATTAATAGTTAATCCATCAACAACATCTGATCCCTCATAATCTCCTGATAAAATTTCAACGTATTCACTGGAAGCTACAAAACCCATTGGATAATCAGGATTATTATTTTGAAAAGTAAATTTTCCTTTGATTAAACCATATTTATTACTATCGTTAATTTCATTTAAATAAAATTTATTTTCTTTGAATAATACTTGATTTACTTCACCATGTAATTTTAAACAATTAATTAAATTTTTACCTAAATCAACAAATGGTAAATTAGGGCCTTTATTGGAAGACATATATTATTTGCCTATATTTTAATTTATAATTCTTTTATTTATTTAATCATAAATTATTTCATAAATAATTTATGCTTACTTATTTAACCATTTAACGGAAAGCATATCCAAAAATACCAATTAAAGTCACCACTAAATTAATAAAAATAATGATTGTTTGTAAATATAATAAATATTTTATAGGACTATTCGCACATTCACAATTTTCAGGCATCTTTTGGGATAATAAATAGACATAGTAAATGAAATATCCATAAATTAAAAAGTAGAGAATGAAATAAATGAACATGAAGAATGATTCTCCGGAAGATCGTGCTCCACCGTTAAAATTCTCAAGTCTTCCTAATAATGATAAAATATAAATAAATACTACCACTTGGAAAGCCATGATAATAGATTCAATAATAATTAAGTAATTAATATTAATCGATGTTTCATTTTCCTCTAAAAAGCAATTACATTTTTTCAAATTATTTAAATAATATAAAATAAAGGCCAAGTAAATAATGGCTATAATAGTAATAATCAAAACATTGATCAAAAAACTACGTACATTTTTTTTAACTACGTCAAAATCATATTTAATATTTCTATTATTCATTTTCATAGTATTTAATTTATTATTCAAATTCTTTTTTGTAAATGTTTCATTCTTTTTACTTACTGAACTTTTTTTATCTCCTGATCTTTTTTTATTTTTACTTGCTGAATTTTTTTTATCTGGCATCTCTAATATTATTAGGTTAGATATTAATTTTTGATTTCGCTATAATTTTCTACTTGCCATGCAGAAGGATCTTCTTGATTCATAAATGGCTGTTTCCAAAAATAAGGTATCGTTTTTTCCTTATTTGGATAATATTTTTCGAAAATTTCTCGATAATATAATGATTCTTTATCATAAGGTTTATTAAAATCAAATTTTTCTATTTTTTCTAAATATTCATCATCACTATATTTATCTTCCATATAATTCTTTAATACTTGAAACCATTGGTTATCTGATGAACCTACACCGTCTGAAAATGCAGTTTTCGAGCGCCATGCTAATTTTTCCGGTAAGATATGTTCAAATGCTTTTCGAAATAAATATTTTTCCATTTTTCCATTATTAAATTGTTTTAATTTGGGATGAATTTTCATTACGTATTGTACAAAAGATTTATCACTAAAAGGGACACGTGCTTCTAAGCCAGCACCGCTAATACTTCGATCCGAACGCAATACATCAAAATAATGTATATTTTGAATCATTTTTAAATTTTCATTAAAAAATACATCATCATTATCTGCATAATAAAATCCACGATAACTTCCGAAAATTTCATCGGAAACGTCTCCGCAAAATATTACTTTATCATCACTATGATCACGTATGTATAAAGAAACTAAATAATTACCAACAGATGCTCGAACAGTTGTCACATCATAGCTTTCAATTTGTTTAATAGTTTTATCAATCGCATTTAAAAATTCATCATTACTTAATTCAATATTAGTATGTTTTGTTTGAAAATAATTTGCCGCATCTTGAGCATATTGTAGGTCAATTGAACCCTTCAATCCAATAGAATAAGTATTAAGGGTAAAAGGTGCATAAAACTGGGAAACTAAAGCTACCACAGAAGTACTATCTAGTCCACCCGATAATAAACAACCAATATTTCGATCCGAAAGTAATCTTTTTTTTACTGCTTCATAAAAATGAATGTAAATATTGCGAATAATTTGATTTTCATCTTCTTCGTAATCATTTTCTTGTAAAGAATGTGCGATTTGAAAATATTCCTTATAAATACGAGATTGCAGATTTTGATTATCAATGGTTAAATAAAATCGAGGAGGAAACTGTTCCACTTGATAACTTTTATCGATTCCTTTTAATTCACTGGAAATAATAATGTTTGTTTGTAAATCCTGATGAATAGAATCAGTATTATTATCATCATCATTAACCTCGTAATCATTATTATTATTATTTTCCTTAATACCAATATAAAGCGAACGAATACCTAAATGGTCACGTGCTACAAATGTTTTTTCAATAGCTTGGTCATATAAAACAAAAGCAAATTCACCGTCTAATTCCAAGCACATTTTTTCAAATCCAATTTTTTCATATAAATGAAGTATTATTTCACAATCACTGTGAGTATTATAAACATCATTCAATGAATATTTTTGAATTAATTCTTTATAATTAAAAATTTCTCCATTACAAATTAAATATAATTTATCTTTTATAAATGGTTGATTACTACCTGGATCAAGACCATTAATACTTAATCGGTGAAAAGAAAAAAATAATTGATCATGAATCACCATATGTTGAGAATTATCAGGACCTCTTGCCTGAATAGCATTGGAAGCTTGAATCAGCTTCTCTTTATTTAAATTTTTTCCAATGAAACAAAAAATTCCACACATATGAGATAATTATATGTTTATTTTTTTAAGTATTTTAGTCAAACTGATTAAAATAAAAAATTTATTATTTCTATATTTATTTCTATATTTATTTCTATATTTATTCATTTATTCATTACGTTTTTAGGCCAAAAATATAAAATAAAACTAAATATAATACAAAAGTTGTAATAAAAGTTAGTACAAAAAGCGCTAAATTTACAATATATTGATTCAAATATAAAAAGCATGTTTTATGTTTTTTCTTATTTTCCTGACAATCTTTTGTAAATTTTTCAATATGTTCATTCGTTTTAACCGCAACAATAGTACCAAGTGCTCCACTTAATGCGGCATACAACATAGATTTAATAATTTCTCTATGATTCATTTTGAATATTTATAATGTAATAAAACATAAATATTTTTATTATTTTTATAATTTTCATAATTTAAAAAATATAATTCACCTATCATTATGATTTACGAAAGCATGGATAATTATATTTTACAATTAATTGATATAAATTTCCAATTCCATTTTTTTCAATATCCTGAATATCATTTTCAGCACCTTTTACTTCTAATTGCCCAAAAATACTATTAATACCAAATAAAGCTAAAACAAAAGGAATGAGGATAAATATATTAAATAAAATAAAAACTAATGTTAAACTTTGATTTTTTGTATTATACGTATAATAAATAACGTGAAGTAGTGTATAAACTAAAATAATAAATAAAAAGATAAATATACTAAAATAATTCGTGTTAAAATAAGATTGAATCATGGAAGTATATTTATGATCCTTTGGTTCTAGATAATCATTGATTTTTCCTAAGATATTTATATTTTGATTACCACTATGTCGAATAACAATGATAAAAAACGGGAAAATTAAAATAATTAAGATTAACCAAGGTAATATAAAACTATGTTCAATATCATAGTTATCAATATTTAAAACACGTAATATGTAAGGAGCTAAAAAAGGAATCAAGAAAAAAATTGTTAAAAATACAATTGCCATATAATTTGCAATGACTCTTTTGGTAGGTTGCTCACTATTTTTGGTAATACAATCTGGATTATTGTATGGATTATTTATGGGATTCGCTTGAATAAAACTTACTAGAATAGAAAATACTAGATTTTTAAGTATTCCTTGAATTAAATAAAAATAGGCAATTGCGTACACACAAATTAAAATTACATAACTTTTCTGGGAAAATCCGATAAATCCAGTATTTTTATTATTCATGGTGATAAGTTCAAATGGAGAGTTTAAAGATAATGATTTAAAAAAATGAAGTACCGAATTATGTTCAATATTATTAATAGAGCCAGGTTTATACATATTTTTTTGGTAATATAAAGTAATTAGAAAGATAAAACAAACAATAGTGATCACTAAATAAAATGGATAAAATGTCAGAGAACCTATTGTAAAATATTGATTAAAATTATTTTTATTAAATGAGAAATTAATATTGCCAGTTCCTTGCATTATTAATTTATAAGCATAAAAAAATATAGTCAAAAATAATCTAATTCCTTTTATTTATTTTCTAATAAATAAAATCGAAAACTAAAAATAAGAATAGATGAATTCCATGCATACAATGCATACAATAAAAAAACCAATTATTTAAAATAGATTGAAAATATGCATGACTATCAATACAATCACAGAAATAATATATGCTAAAGCAATAAAGATTCCCGCAGATGTTCCCGCTTTTAATGTGTCAATGACATTATTAATCATCCCCATACTATCAATCACGTCAATAGTTGTATTCATGGTATTAAATATATTGCAAGCACCATCAATTAATATATATTTTATGATCATTTTTACAAATGTTGGTCCAACACTATAAGCAGAACCGGTACTATTTGCATATTCTTTCGCATTTTGATCTAATTGAGCAATTTTATATTTTATATCCTTAATTTTACTCATATTTCCGAAATTAGCTTTAGATATATCAGCATCAATATATTGTATTAATTTTTCAGCATTTACATCTGAATCAAAGCGGTTTGTTTTATATAAATATTCGTTAATTAAATGTTTTACATTGGGCGTTAATGCTTCACCACGTTTATTTAATATTTTCTTAAAATAAATTTTTTTATCAGGAATTGGACCTTTCTGCAGTTCCACATTCGATTCATTTAATCCTATTGCTTTTTCCCAAAAAGCACTTATTAATAAAACAAAAGCATTGTATAATTTCTTTTCCTTAATGTAATTGTTTAAAAAAGGAGCATTCAATGCATCATTCAAAGCGTCTCCAATAGTAATAATATTTTCTTTTTGACAACATGGACTATCTTCTTGAGGACTACAGTCATTAAGCATTTCATTTTCAAAATTCAATTCTTTGCGCATTTGATTGAGTTCCTTTTGTTTTTCGGAACTGATTAAATACTCTGGTACAGAAGATTCGGCACCTCCTTTATGAACTGTTTTCTTTTCTTTTGATGTACTTGGTTTTGTTTTCCCTTTAGTTGCTTGTTTCATAGCATTAGCTTGTAAAGATTTCATAAATTGCTGTTTATTCAATATTTTGGTGCACCCTAAATCAGAAATTGTTTTAATTAAAACATTCAGCCCATTTAATCCAATACTCATTGTTTCAAAATAACTAAATATTGTTGCTCCAATAATTGGAATAGAATAAATAGGAAGATATTTAAAAGTATCATATGTATTCATAATGGAAGAAATAATAGGCGAAATATTTGTTTCTAATAAATAACTTTGTTTGCATATGGATAAAGCCATTGCGCCAAAGAAATTACCGAATCGGAACATACTGTAAAAGAAAAAAAACAATATCACCAATATAGAAGCCACATTTTGTGCTTTGGATAAGGGACCACATAATCCAGTTGGGTTAGATAACAGATTACGTCCATTCAACATCGATTCTAGCATAATTAGTGGAACAGTAATTAAAATATAAACAGCAATCCCAAAAATAAGGTATTGAACAATATTGGATACTAACCAAGAAAAACGACTTGCGATTGTTTTTTTACCCAAATTACATTTTAAATAACTAAATATTTTTTTGAAAGATTTCTCTACAATAACCCCTAACATACTCGAAAAAGAGGGGATCCATCCTAGACAAAGTATAACTATTGGTGATAATACAATGATTGTTCCAACTACATAAAAAGTCATTTTTTGAGCAAAACTTCCTCCCTTCTTTTTTGAATATAAGAATAGTTGTTCATTTTGTTTTATTTTTAATTTATCTATATAATCATGATTTTTTAATTTTTTCTGTACATGAAAGATATCATAATTTTCCAGAATTTTATCTGAACCAAGTATTTTTTGTTTAATACTTAATATAGATTCTAAAGGTTGAACTGTTATTCTTTTCTTTTTATTTTTATAAATAATATTTATATTCATAACCTCTACTAATTAGGTATATAAAAAATAAAAGAAAATAAATTATTTAATAAAATAATTTTGTAATATAATAATCTTGAAATATATAGTCATATATATTTCAAAATTATGAATCCATAGAACGAATAATTTAACTTTATTGAACCTGGGGAGGATTATATAAAAATCCTTTCACATAATAAATCATATAATCGATCATTTTGGTCTCAAAGTAATAATCATCGTATTTAACTTTAATTTTGGTAAATTTATCATAATTTTGTTCATGAATATCTAGGAAAATGATCTGATCTAAGCTATAGGGGTTATTTTTTAATAATTGATTCATGTTAATTAAACAAATGGAATAATCTTTATTTTGAAGTTGTTTGCTATTCTGAAATAATACTACTTCTTTTTTCATACTTATTTTATCGTATAAATAAGATAAAATTTCATTATATTCAGATACAATAAATATTTTCTTTTTACTACAAGCACTTTGATTTAAATGAATTGTTTCTAGAATTTTAGTTAATTTTTCACTATAATGGGAAGAAACATAACATTTACTATTTGGATCATTGTTTTCATTATTTTCTTCATTATTTTCTTCATTATTTTCTTCATTTTGATCAATAAAATAAATTACTTGAAAATCTTTGCGACAAATAGGACATAATGATTTTTCCTGCTTACTCATTTTATGAATTAAAATGCACTTTTTACAAAAATAATGACCACATTCTAATACACAAACTTTATTATGTTCAATAACATCCATGCAGATGCAACAGGATATTTGATTTTTTTGCTTTATATTTTCAATAAAACGAACAATATGATCAGATTTATTTGTCAAAGAAGACTCGTTTTTTATTAAATGCTCATTATATATATTTAAGGATGAATTATTGGAATGGGTTAATAATGCTTGACAATTATTTGAAGGTTGTCGGAAAAATGATTCCATATTATTTACATTGATCGATTGAAAATGATCATGAAAAGATTTTATAAACAATAAAGAAAGTTCTTTATTATGAACATTTACATTGTCCTGAATTTCTTTATATTGGTTAGCAACCATATTTTCTTCTTCATTTAATTGAAGTTCAACTAATTCCACCTTTTCAATAAAATTTTTATGATCTAAATTTTGAATCATTAATTCTTTTTTCAAAAAATAATGAAAATTATATTCATGAAGTGAAGAATCATATATGATTTGTTTTATTAAAGAATGATTTAATTGCTCACTTATTTTTTCATTGGAAATAAAATACCCCGCATGTTTACTCAATAAATTTTGAAATAAATTATGTTCAATTTTAAAAAAAGAATCCAAGCTATCGATAATTATATTTTCCCAATGAAATAAGAATAAATGTTCAAAGTAGTTATTGATAATATTTTTATTATAAGAATGTTCGTATAGAATAGATAAAATTAATTCTTGATTGCTACACGAAGAATAGCTATTGAGATATTTTTTATTTAAGGTAGATAAAACAGATACATTGATAATTAAAAAGCGTATTTGTTGAATATCTTTATTTTTAATATTTTTTAAAGATTGATAATTATTAATTAGTTTTATATCTTTATTTTGATTAAGATGCGGGTAAATCTTACCAATTGATTTTAACCATGTATAGAAATGATTTTTTTCTGAAATGATCAATGTACATTGTGTAGGCAAATGAAATTTATTTTGATAAAAAAACTGTGGATACGAGCATAATTCCACTTTTTTATATAAATTATGATGGTATTCTAGCGTATGAATTGTAGAAAGTACCGCCAATTGATTTTTCAATTGACTAAATTGGTTGATAATTAATCCCTTGAAACAAAAAGAATGTTTTTGAGGAACATAATTATGTAAATAATATCGATCATAATTTAGATCAATATAGAAATTTTCATCTAAGCAGATAATATTTTTATCTTTAATGAAAACGGTGTTTTTTTGTTCGGTATATCTTTTTTGTAATAAAAAGATGGATTTTTGAAAGTCTAATTCATGATTATTAAAATATTTACGACAGCAAGGATCAAAATGTTTCTGAAAAAAGAGATGGTATTGGTGATAATTAGGAAATTTTTCGAAAAAATAACTTTTATTTTCTTTGATATTACTTATATTTTCTAGAAATAAAAAGATAAATTTTTTATATTTAATTTCGATACCTTCTTGTAAATATTTTTTCAAAATATCTACTCTTAAATATAAGTAAACTTGATTATTTTTTTTTTCAAAAAGAAAGTAATCTTGATAATTACAGAGTAATATATCTAAATTATTATTTTCTTCTTTATTTTGATCAAAACAACAGAGTAGGATATTCATTCATATTAAATAAAAATAGTTAATTTTTTAAATATTTTTTACTTAACAATATTAGAAAAATATGCGTCCGCATTTAGTTAAAAATAAAATACTACTTGACCTTATAAAAAAAAATAATCAACAACGAAAAATTTTTTTATTAGAAAAAAATACGTACTTTTTTAATTTTGTTCTTTTTAGTATTATTTTATTTGGTTTATTATTTTTAGTTTATAAATACATTGATAAAATACAGAAGCAAAAGGTAAAAGAAAGAAAAAAAGAAAAAAATTCATTATCTTTAAGAAAAAATATAACTTCTTCCCAAGCATTACAACATTCCCAGAAACCAACCTCTTCCAATAATAACTCAAATGAACATTCTTTACCTACTTCTAATGTGTCCATGTCAAATATGACTACTCCACGGCAGATGACTGAAAAAGAAAAAGAAATTAATGATTTAATTTCGTCTTATTCCAAGTTATTAGAAAATCCAACAGATCATTAAAACCACATATTTATGAAACATAATAGGAAAATTTAGATTCATAATATTTTATTACTATATATTTTATTTTACTATTCATTTAATATACTCTCTATTCATTTAATATACTCTCTATTTATATTACTTCTTATTTTTATCTTATTTATTATAATTTATTATATTGATTTATAATATAATAATATGTCTAGTGAAAGAATCCCTCTTTACACACAAACATCTTATGATTGGCATAATTGTAATCAAAAATTAAATAAACCTTTAGCAGTTAATACAAATGTTGGAACCAATGAATATATTTTCGGAAGAACTACACCAAATAATAAATTTATTGTTGCGTCTGGATTAGTGATGAAGAATAATCCTTGGGGTGTGGAAATGGTTGGCGGAAAAAATAAAAAAAAAATTAAAGAAAAATTAATTCAGGAAAAAAAGAAAAAAAATCTACGTAATAGCATAATGAAAGAAGGCGGAAAAAAAGTTAGCTCAAAAATGAGTTCATCCTATAAGAAAAAAAGAGGCGGTGATAATTCGAAATTACCAGAAAGAGAAAACCAAACTCAAAATAACGGGAGAAATGCTGCTAATCAACGAAGAAAAAACAGTTATAATAATAATAAAAATAATACAAAAGCAAAAGCACCTAACATAAGCGCTTTTAATAATAAAGAAATAAGAGAAGCAAAAGAAGATGAAGCAAGAATAATATTAGAAGGTAATAATAATAATAATAATAATAATAATAATAATGCTTCCAGAAAAATGAAAGGAGGTTTTTTAAATAAACTTACCAATTTTAGTACCCCTGAATTTGGCATGCCTACCGGTGTTGGTACGCAAATGGCAGTCAATAGTCCTGCTCCCAATACTTTACTTAAGGCCAAAGAACCTTTTGGTCAAATTACCAATTTCAAGACTCCTGAATTTGGTATGAATCCTGGTGTTGGTACACAAATGGCTGTTAATTCTGCTGAACCCAATACTTTACTCAAACAAATGAAGGGAAATCAAGTAATGGGGGCTGCTTCTTATTCTATGATGAACCCAGTCGATAAAGTAAAAGCCTATAACTTTTACGGAGGTGCTGATAAGAAAAAGAAGAAAGTTATGAAGAAGAAAGTTATGAAAAAGAAAGATGATAAAAAGAAAGTTATGAAAAAGAAAGACGATAAAAAGAAAGACGATAAAAAGAAAGTTATGAAAAAGAAAGACGATAAAAAGAAAGTTATGAAAAAGAAAGACGATAAAAAGAAAGTTATGAAAAAGAAAGACGATAAAAAGAAAGTTATGAAAAAGAAAGACGATAAAAAGAAAAAAGAAATGAAGAAAAAAATGGAAGAAAAAAAGAAAAAAGAAATGAAGAAAAAAATGGAAGAAAAAAAGAAAAAAGAAATGAAGAAAAAAGATGATAAGAAGAAGAAAGTATTGAAGAAAAAAGACGATAAAAAAAAGAAAGTTGTTAAGAAAAAAGACGATACAAAAAAAAAAGTTGTTAAAAAAAAGAAAGTTGTTAAAAAGAAAAAAACTACTTTGGGAAATTTTTTCAAAAAATTAATGAAATAAGCAGATTATAAATTAAAATAAATATAAAATTAAAAAATGATTGATTTCATATAAATTATTTTTATATTATAGATTATTTTAAAATAAAACATTAATTTATTTTAAAATTATATTGATTATCACTATATAATATATGAATATTCTAAATAAACAACAAAATTTAGAATCATTATTTGATTTTCAAAAAAATGATCGAGAATATAAAGAATATAAACAATATTTAAATTATTATTATGAAAAACCAACGAAGCAAGATATATATGATCGATCATATGAGAATGGTAAATTACTTTTAATTAATAAGAAAAATCCACAAAAAAAAATCGAAATTACTCCCGCAAGATTCGGTGATTTAGAAATTATTTACGAACAATTAAAAATGCAGAAAAAAATTATTCTTGAAAAAATATCCATTATTATTGAAAAACCGGAAAATTACAACAAAGAAGATCGTGACCTTTTTGATGAATTGAAAGAAAAATATGGCTTATATAATCAAAAAATTATCGAAATTGATGCCATAAATAAAAATTATTATGTTTCCATGGAACAATTATTACAAGATAAAATTAAAACAATGAATGAAACCGCAATATATTATATGCAACGCACGCATTCTTATCAAACGTTAGTCACGTTAGATCCCATATTAAAATCAACAAAAACTGATTTAATTAAATTATTTCATCAATCCCAAAATAAAATTCCAACAAACATTGATAAAATTGCTAAGCAATTAAATATTCCCAGTAAAATTATTGAAGCATGGTTTATCTGGATTCAAAATTGTTTTCTCTATTTAAAAAATAAAAAAGAATTATACAACATTAACGATCATATTGATCATATGGAAACAGAATTTGAAACTAAAAATAAATACATGCTTTTAAAGAAGCCACAAATTAAAGAAATAAATTAAAAAGTTATAATCCATAAATATTTTATCATCTAATTATATATGATAAAATTCACAGATTTTATTGACCCAATTGCTTTTTTTGTGTCCTTTGCCATAGCATTCTTTTTTTATTATATTTTAGCACCTAAGAAAAAAATTGTGATACAATATCCTACACCGGAAAATGCTGAAAAAATTGTTTATCAAACGGAAACAGATACATGTTATAAATATAAAGCACAAGAAGTGGCTTGTCCTAAAAATAAATCAGTCATCCAAGACATCATGAATTTGAATACTCCTTCATAAGAATGAAAAGGATAAAATAAAATTAATAAAATAATATGAATAAAATAAAATGAATATAATTAATAAAATTAATAAAATTAATAAAATTAATAAAATAAAATTAATAAAATAAAATTAATAAAATAAAATTAATAAAATGAATAAAATGAATAAAATGAATAAAATAAAAATAAAAAATAGTGAAAATAATCGGAAAACAAGAATAAGAAAATTATTTTTAAGGAAATAAAGTCTAGGAAATTTATATTTTTATATAAGAATAATATATGAAACTCTTTGAATCTAAAATAAGTAAAGTATTTCTAGGAATTTTATGGGGTGTTGGCTTAGCAATTATTTTCCGGGCTGCTTGTAATAAAAAGAATTGTATTATCTATAAAGCACCCAACCCAGTAGAAATTAAAAATAACATTTTTAATCATGATAGTAAATGTTTCAAATATAATCCAGTAAGTGTTAAGTGCACAAAAGAAGCATTACCCTCCAGTTAATGCGTAAAATCATTATAATTATTTTACTTGCTTTTTTTATAAAATGGCTGATGAAAAAAGTACACCTCTTTCCAGTTTGAATAATAAACCCGACGAGTCGGAAACTGTTAATCAAATATTATCAAAATATAATACACTCCAACAAGAGAATAATGATTCCATTCCCCCTCAAAATCCAAATATTCCAAAAATGGAGGAATCTTTTGAAAACCGTGATTTAAATCAAGAGTCCTATCAACGACAATCGGATGGAACACAATACAATCAACACATGAATCATGAAAAATATCGTATGCAACAAATGCAGCAGCAACAGCAGCAAGGAAATATGGAAGATGATGATGACGATGAATCTTACGAAGAATATGAAATCGAAGAATTGCCTCTCTGGAAAAAAATCGTAAATGAACTCCGTGTTCCAGTACTTATTTTTGTTTGTATAGTTTTAATTATGCCCAATAGTAATAATAAATATATTCTAGGTAAAATCCCCTTTCTAGGAAATGAATTCAATGAATTAACTACCTTAGGATTTTTATTGAAGGCACTATTATGTGCGATAATATCTTATGTTCTTGTACGATTTATACGATTTTAATTATATTCATACATGATATTGACTTTTCTTTTTAGAAATAATGTAAAATATATATTATTTTAATTATTTATGATAAAATTAAAATGTGAATTAATCTTTTAATTTACAAAACCAGTAATAAAAAAAAATTCTGTGTATAATATAAGAATGATATCAAATAAAATGGGATTTGGATTTTATTCCAGTGATTATAATTCTGATATTACTGACTGGGCACAACAATGGATTATCGTGTTAGCTATTATTTTTGTTCTTTTATTAATTTGGAAAAAACGAAATAGTTCACAAGAAGAAATAATAAATGATAAATATAACGTCATTGATCAAGTTTTCATTTTCATTATATTACTCTTTTTTATCATGATTGTGACACGTAATTTTAATTACGCAATCACGTGTACAATTATTATTTACATTATATATTGGTGCACACGAAGTATGTCGGAAAATTTTAACAATAAAAGAATAGGTGGGCAATCTATTGAAGGATTTCAAAATGAATCTTCTGAAGAAGAAGAAACAAGTACAGAAAAAAAAGATAAAAAAATTACAGTGGAAGATCTAAATGCAGCTTTAGGAAATATAGATAGTAATATAGAAAAATATAAAAATGATAAAGATGTTCAAAAAGCGGCGGAAGGAATTAAAGAATTAGTCAAAAAATTAAATGGTGGAATTGAAATTCAGAAAAGTGATTTACAAGAAACGAAGCCATTAGGAGTAGATACATCTAATTTTAAAGATGAAAATAAAAATACTGCTCTCCAGCAAGCGCAAAAGGAAACGTATCAACTAATTGATTCCGTAAGTGCTTTGAAGGATACGATTACCACTTTATCTCCTGTATTATCTCAAGGAAAAGATATTATGAATATGTTCCAAAGTTTAAAATTTTAAATAGATAAATTTTATAGTATAAATTATAAAAATAATATACATTATTAATAAGAATCACTTATTGATAATGAGTAGTCGTACAAGTAAATTATCTGGAATATCATCTGAAAAGATTAAACCCTCTTCGAAGACAGAAACGAGTTTCGAAAAAAAGGACAAAATAAAGGAAGAAAAAAAAGAAAATTTACAAGGTCAAATAGGTAATAAAAAAAATAATTTACAAGGAAATTTGGGTAATAAAGCAAGTAAATTAAAAGGTCAATTAGGTAATGATCCTACTGCATTCGTTGGATCCATTATGGGTAATACCAATAAACCTCCTCAATTAACTCAAAATGTACCCAATAAATTACCATTAAAACCATCTACATTAACACCAAATGCTCGTAAATTAGAATATAAAATGTATAAAGAAGCCTTTGTTATTTTGCGTTTCCAGAAAATAAATTTGTCGATACAGTTAATGACTAACATAACGAAGAAAATGCAAACAAATATTCGGAATGAATTCAAACAAAAATTACAAAAATTAACTAAAAATATACCGAATAAAAAAAATAAAGAGTTAAAAATTTTTAAAAGTGTGCTAGGAACGATTCAAAATAATTTTCAGAAAATTGAAACCATCAATGCTTCTTCATTAACCATTTCCCAACAAAATAAAAAAAATACTTTGGATTCATTGATTCAAGAATTGTTTCAACAATTTAAAACTTTTCCGGAAAATGTAACCAAAAAAGAAAAAATAATTATTTATTATTATTTACAAACATTAATTAACCAACTCTATTTTTTGTATAATATTGATTTAAGTGAAAAAAATAATAAAAATATATATAATTTTGGGGCATTTTATCAATTAATGATAGGAGAATTAAAAAATATAGAAGACTTTTCATCCCTTTCTGAATCAACGAATGTAAAAATAGGAGGAGAAAATAATAAAGAAGAATCTAAAAAAGAAAAAAGTACAAAAACAAGTAAAAATATAAAGACAACCCCTAAAACAAACACAAAACCTGAATCAAAAAATAAATTAAAAACAACACCAGAAAAAAGTACCAATACAAATACAAATAAAAATACAAAAAAAACTCCAGAAATAAATGCAGAAGCAAATACACAAACAACACCAGAAAAAAGTACCAATACAAATACAAATAAAAATACAAAAAAAACTCCAGCAACAAATACACAAACAACACCAGAAAAAAGTAACAATACAAATACAAATAAAAATACAAAAAAAACTCCAGAAAAAAATACAGAAGGAAGTACAAAAGTAAATACAAAAACAACTATAGAAAAAAATACAGAAGGAAGTACAAAAAAAAATACTTCTGAAAAAACTACAATTGATAACAGTCCCGGAAATGTATCCAAGCAAAAATTCACCTTGCTCAAGCAAGGATTATTATTGTATCGTCTGACATTAATTCTTGGGTTATTAGAATCCATGAAAAAAATCTGTACCACCATTCAAACCAAATTTACAAACCAATATAAGAAAAATTTAGCTTCTTTCAAAAATATGGAAGGAGTTAATAGTTATCAAATTCAAAATTTTAGTCAAGCTATCAGTATGTTTGGGAATCATTTTAATAAAGTAACACGTTTAAATGAAAAAAGATTCTTTATGGGAATGGAAAATAGTGAAATTCCCCCCCTTAAGAAAAATATACTCAATAATTTGATGAATCAATTAAATAATAATTTCAAAACAGTTCCCCAAGAAAGTACAAAAAAAAATAAAGTACAAATTCAGTATTTATTACAAAATATCATTTTAGAATTATTTTATTTATTTAGTAAAAATTTAGATGCCAAGAATGCAAGTAATTTTAGTGTGAATCAATTTTTTAATCAATTAATAAAAAAGAAATAAAAAGAAAAATAAAATATATTTACCTAGATTATAAGAATGAAACATTTGTCTTCTAAAGAATTTTCGGAAATGCTAAAGCAACATAAGCAAGAAACAAAGGTTGCTAATAAAAAAAAATTATACAATAAAATTACCAAAGAAGTCAAGAATTTATCTATGGAAAATAATGACCGACGAAAAATATTGAATAGTTACCAGCGATTTTTGAAAAAACAAAGCGGTGGTGATGTTTTTACTGGAAAAATGAATGATAAATACCGTAATAACTCTGATGCTTATATAGAAGATATTGAGTTATTAAATAATATTTTATTAGGAACAACTTTGTATAGTGAACTTCCAGAGGATAGTTATTATCTAAAAAAGATAAAAGATTTAGCCAAAACTAAAGAATCATTTATACAAATTATAAAAAGTAATTCTACTGGTATAACTAGTTATAACGCATTAGCTTATTTGATTGATTTTTTGAATTATTGGATGAGGTATGTTCAAAAAAATGAAAATATTAAAAATGCATTAGATAAATTGCTAGATACATTAGTAAATATAGGTTTTAAAGAAACCAAAAATCAAATTCCGGAAGATTTTTATACAACGCTTATTTTTGATATAGTTAATCGAAATAATAGTGATGAGAAAAAAAATCTTTGTGCTTTAGATAATATTTTAAGTATATTAACGTTTGAAAAACAAAATCAAGCATACGAGGTAAATTTTAATTTTATCCAAGATATGAGTAATTATTTAACTAATAATGATTTAAAAAATTTAATTGAAAAATCAAAATATAAAAATAATTATAATTCACTTATAAAAACATATAGTCAGTCTGTACTAGAGACAATTAATCTATTAGATAAACCAAATGATAGGAATGATATACAAATTTATAATCAAATTCAAGAAAAAGCACGAAAAATTAGTGGGAGTAAAAGAAAAAAAGGAACATTTTCTGGTAGTGAAACAATGGCAAATACATCAGCTATTCAATATATACCAACAGAAGTCATCAATGTTGTGAAGAATGGTTTATTAGATTTAAAAAGGAAAGGTACAGAATTTCAGAATAATATTGATTTATTATATAAAAAATTACCTCAAGGAGGAAAAGATGATACTAAATTTGATGCTAATGCTGTGAAAGCATTATATCATGAATTTGATAATTTTGCTTTACTTCAAGGTCCAATTGAACAATATTACAATATTTTAAATAATCATTTATTAATTGAAAAAATAAAGGATGTTTCTAAAATAAATAATACAACTGGAAAATCATTAGGTGCATTTGTGGAAACAAATGGCACTGGTAAACAATTCTTAAGCGATGTTATTTTCAGTAAAATTGCCATTGGTGCTTATGATGATCCAGCTTTACCGAATAACTTGACAAAAAGTGCCTATAAAGGTTGGAAAGAACCACCACCCAAACCACCCAAACCAGGACAACAACAACAACAACCAGTAGGAACAGGAACAGGAACAGGAACAGGAACAGGAACAGGAACAGGCAAAAATAAGAAAAGCACCGCCAGCAGCAGCGTTAAATTTAAAGTTGGAAATCTCGTGCAAAAAAAAAAT